GCCTTCTCCTGCTCCTCCTGTATCACGCCACGCATCTCAAACACTTTGGAATACAGCGCCCCCATTTCTGGCGGTGACTGATACACCATAGTTTCCCTGATTGTCACTTCCAACGCAGCCATCTGGTCTTGAGCCATGACCCTCTTCAGGGCGGCTTCCATCAGGTTGGCATTGGGGTCGTAGACAGTCTGGCTCTTTTCTTCCTCTTCCCTTATATGCGCTGCCAACTGCTCTTGCAGCTTGAAGAACTCAGTAAGCTGGCTGACAACATCCGCCATGACTTTGGACTCGTCAACAGCAACGTACTTTTCCTTCTTTTTCGCCACAGGCTTGAGCGCGGCGGGGGTGGGGTTTCCACCAAACATCTTGGCAAGCTTGCCCCAGAACCCATGAACTTCCTTGGCGATCCCAACAGCTTCATCAACTGTAGCCTTGACCTCCATGAAAGAGGTCTTGGCCTGCTTGTATAACTCGCACCCTTCCTTGATGGCGGCAACACAAGCATTTGCGGCAAAGAGGATGCTGATCGGATCAATTTACAGCCTCCGCCACCACCTTGATGGAGCCGTCGGAGTTCAGGAAGGCGTAGGGCATGTTATTGCTTTCTGAAATACCAAACCTGACCGCTAATGATTTTTAATTCTGGTATTACTCCAAGCGCCTTGAGAGCTTCTTTGGTTGCACGCACCACCTCTGGAGTGTGTGCTTCATGTCCTGCTAAGATGCCCCCGGGTCGCACCTTGGGAAACCACTTAGTTACGTCATCAAACTGTTCGGCGGCTGTGAAGCCCTTATCCAAGTACACAAGATCGACACTTGCATCCAACATTTTTGATGCCGCTAAGTCGGACCGCTCTACCCTAAGTTCAATTCTATCGGCAAAGTTGCTTTTGCTGATACGCCTTTTAGCAATATCTTCATTCATCCGACTCATTTCAGCTGTGACAACGTAGCCGCCATGCAAAGGATCAGTGTACGTTTCATAGGAATCAATACCAATCAAGCGCATTGCTGGGAATCTTGCGGCCAAAGCCAACAGGTTAGTCGCACGCAATACGCCAACCTCTACTAACACACCAGCGTCAGCGATGCCGGGAATAATCTGTTGCAAACAATCTTCAGATCGCATTAGCGAAGCTCCAAGCCGGGAGAAAGAGGCCAAACAATAGCGTCAGGAAAACCCGTTTGACTTGGCAAGTCGCGAAGTGCCTGACGATATCCAAGCCACTCAGTTTTTTCAAGCTCACCAATTGATGCATCACTTAACTGAGTCCAGTCGCTGTCTGTAAGCAAAAGGTTGCGCCGTCTTCTGGCAGTTTCTGCTGCACTAGGAACTATAGGTGGAAGAATTTGCACGCTGCCTGTTTGTCCGGGGTTTACCGTAACAACTGGTGTATTTTGTTCTTCCCAGTACCGAACTGGAGCATACATCTGAACAATGGCTTCAAGGGTTTCGCCTTCATATGGAAGTCTTGCTCCAATGTGCATTGTTTGATAGCCCTCTGCGGTGTACACAACCTCCATGCAACGGGCCTGTTGGTCAACAGAAATAATTTCGTATGTGTATGTAATGTTCATGTTATTGCTCCAAATGTATATGTAATGTTCATGTTATTGCTCCAAATGTATATGTAATGTTCATGTTATTGCTCCAAATGTATATGTAATGTTCATGTTATTGCTCCAAGGCGAGTTCCGTACGCCAGCCAAGTTATATTTGCATTGCCCGATACGGCACCACCGGCACTGCCGCCACTATATGGGCCGGCTGTGACGTAAACAGGGCCGAAACCGATAGAATAATTTCCTCCACTTGCGCCAGCCGCACCTCGTGTGCCACCAGCACCGCCAGCACCACCATAGCCCGGATTCCCTGCATAGGGGTTGGCGGTTCCTGCTCCACCCGCCCCAGCACCACTAGATGTGCCTGCACCACCCGGTTGAGGTTGGGTACCGGCAGAAACCTGTCCGGCAACGCTGCCGGCAGCACCACCTGCTGAGTTGGCCGCAGCGCTTGATTGACCACCACCACCACCACCACCCCAAAGAAGTCTAGTTTCCCGATCGACGTACCGGTTCTGGCAGGCCTGACCACCACCACCGCCGCCACCACCGCCACCGATAGTGCCGTTGTTGGTTATGCTAACAGCAGAAGAAACAGAAAGCGCCAATCCACCGCTAGCGCCAGCAGTACCGGGAACGGCGACACTGCTATAGTTGATGGCACCACCAATACCACCAGCGCCGCCCATGCCAGCAATAGTGCCGTTGTTGATTAGGTCAACTCCTCCGGGGAATGATCCGTTGACTGTGAGCGCCGCAGTTCCAGTACCGTTACTGCTGATGAATATACCACCATTAATAGTTGCAATAACTTTGCTAGACTGATTCCAACCAGCGTTTACGGCCAGTGTGCGAAGGTTTGCATTGGTTTGATTGCTGCTAATAGTAAAAGAAAACGCGTTTGATTTGCCGTACAAAGAATTCATACTCCAAGTTGTACCACTACCGCCAACACCAGCTAACGTCCGGACGTTAGCTTGGTTCATTGAAATTGTTGCAGTCAAACTAAGGCCAAGCTCCTGCGCAACGCTGACTGGGCTACTTGTGCCGCCCATATTCAAAGGGCCGCTTGATGGCATTACCATAGATTACTCCTTAGACAGAACCGTATGCAGTTACGTTACCGATAACTGTGAAATTACCAGACGAGTCCAGCGATCCTACATTTGTCCCGTTGTAATCGAAGTACAACGTTGTTCCAGAGGGGGTCACGTTCCAACCACCACTGTTTGTTATGCGGGTTGCATTGGTTGTGTTGGTAACTGCGGTGGCTCCAATCTGGCCAACAATGTCTGCCGCACTTGCGGTTGTGATCGCGGATGTTCCAGCGCCTTTGAGCAATGCGCCAGAAGAAAATGTGGTTGCTCCAGTGCCACCATTGGCGATAGGCAAGGTTCCTGTCACGCCAGCGGTCAGACTGACGTTGGTGATGGTATTGTTTGAGCCGTTAATGGTCTTGTTGGTCAAAGTCTCTGAACCAGCCAAGGTTGCCAGAGTGCCAGTTGTTGGCAGAGTAACAGCAGTGAGAGCAGTAGCAGTAAGAGTGACACCAAAAGCACCGGAAGTTGTCAGCGCTCCGCCGGTTGTCAGCGCTCCGCCGGTTGACACGTTCCCACCAAGCGTAATTGTCCGGCCTGTGTTCGCTACGCCTGTACCACCGTTGGCCCCAAGCAATACGCCAGATATGTCCGCGCTTCCAACGTCGATTGCATCCCAGCCTGTGTTTGTGCCGTCAGACTTCAAGTACTTGCCGTTGGCGCTTGTTTGGGATGGAACCAAAGCGTTGAACGCTGCGTTGGCTGTAATTTGGCCTGTGCCGCCTTTGGTGATTGGGACAACGCCGCCCACGGTTTGGGGGGAGACTTCGTAGAACGCAGTGCCGGTTGAGAACACCAAAACCCTAGCGCCAGCCGCGATGGTCGGCCCGGTTGAGTAGCCTGTGTTGTACAGGGTAACTGCGTAGCTGGAGTCGTTCCAGATAACGTACGTCTTGGAAACCGCTGGGGCATAAACGGTTGATGCAGCAACGGCGTTGTAGAACCGAAGCGAAGCGTAGATCGACTGGTTGAGCGCGGACGAAGATGTTGGGCCGTTGACTTCTGTCAACGTATAAGGGGCGACGGTAATGTCAACCGATAGATACCCGGCAATTGCTTTGTCAAAGATGAAAGCAAAGTTGTTGTTTGTTGTCGTACCCCATGCGCCTGCTTGGTCACCCGGGCCAACCAGCTCAACACGGAGACTGTCTGAGTATGTACTGCTCATGATTTATCCTTATGCTTCGGTTGCGTTTGCGTAATATCCCACAGATTTCAAGAATGTGTATGCTTGGGTCAAATAACTATCTGCTGATGCCGGATCAAGTTTAAACACCGCAGGTACGTTGTATTCTGCGTTGATGACGCCAAGCATGTTTCTATTGGCGGCTCGTGACTCAGCGTCTTTCCAAACACAAATTGCCATGCGGCCATAGTAGCCAGCAGTCCATTCAACATCCAAGTCTGGCTCACCTTGATACATTCTTCCAGTCGGCTGTGTAGAACCTCTGTCGGCCATACGTTTTTCAACATCAAGTTGAACAATAACATGGTAGGCGTTTGGCACAACAAGCCCTGTTCCCAAAATTTCAAAATCGCGGATTAAAGCCATTACGCACCTCTTTTTAATTCTGCAATTTCTTCTTGCATTTGTTTCATCATTTTCTTAAGCTCTACGATTTCCTGCGCAAGCATAACAGCGGACGCCAAAGCTGCGTTGCCATAAGCAACGTGTTTTGTTTGCATGTCATCCGAGCCTGTTGTCACAGCTTCAGGCAGAACTTTTTCCAGTGATTGGGCTGAGACACCAACTTGAACGATTGGCTGGTCTATACGCTCGTATGTCCCAACTTTAACGCCAGCCAACTTTTCAACAAAGTTGTCACACAGCGGCTCCCAATTCTTTTTAAGCCGCTCATCAGAATATGCAGTGACGTTGGCAGATGCTGTCACGTTGTATGACATACACGAACCAAAACCACCATTGATTGCCACAATCATTCCGTGGGAAGACAAATTTCCAGCAATACCGCCAGCAGATGGATAAGACCAAGTCATTCCATACAAGTTACTTATGCCGCCGCCAGCAGTAGTTTTATACGCATCTCCCATAGCAAACACGCCTTGGAAAATTGTGCTGGTATAAAGTCCAACTACGCTATAGCCATAGTTTTGGTCAATGTAAAAGTATGTTGGCGCTCTATCTGAAAGATTGGAAATTCTTGCTGAATCAACACGAACACCATAAGTACTTGACCCATTCCAACCCATCAATGTAGGGTATGTCGCACTCCAAGCAACACTTGAATTGGTGTTGTTTACTGCCCCGCCGCTTGGAGATGTGCTATTGGAAGCATCAAAAATTACGTGGCTGTTGCCGTAGTTCTTCCACGCCATCAAACCAACCACGTTACCAAGAACGCCCGTACCACTCCAATTTGATTGCCCGCTGGACAATGCGGTTGCAGTTGCCGCATTACCTGTGCATGAACCTGATGAACCCGTGGTGTTTTGATTGCCCGCCGCATTTACACCGGGCAAGTTAATGTTTGCAGAGCCGTTAAAAGATACGCCGCCTATTGTTCTTGCGGTTTGTAAAACGGTTGCAGTAGCCGCATTGCCAGTGGTGTTTATTGCTTGGCCTGTAATAAACGCGGCAACTGCCCCCGCCGTATATCTGTACAAACTTGCGTTTGTATCCTGAGCAAGCATGGAACTGATTGTTCCTGTTTGAACTGCGGAGCTGATGTTTGAATTTATGCCGCTTAAACCGTTTGCGCTTGTTGCAGTAGACGAAGTAGACGCATTCCCGCTTAATGCCGCAGTAATTGTTCCAGCACTGAAGTTGCCAGAGCCATCTCGCTGAACGATTGCAGACGCTGTATTTGCGTTGGTTGCTGTTGTCCACGTTGGCGCAGCAGCGCCAGCCGAAGTTAAAACTTGTCCAGATGTGCCTGCTGTTGAATACGCTTGTGCTGTACCTGTGCCGTAAACAACCCCGCCGTTTGTTGGAGTAGCTGTGCTGTTTGTTCCGCCGTTGGCGATTGGCAGTGTTCCGCTGACATGCGTTGCCAAACCAATCTTGCCCCAGCTTGGAGCCGCAGCCACGCCGCCAGAGATCAGCGCATTGCCAACAGCTACATCCGCGAGTTTTGCGAGCGACGTGGTCGTGTCGGCGTAAACAATGTCTCCCACAGAATACGAAGTAATACCCGTACCACCATAAACGGCGTTAATAGCAGTAGCGTTCCAAGTGCCAGCAGTAAGAGTACCGACCCCAGTAACTCCCGTATAGCTTCCCGACAAACGTGAAGTGCCAAGCGTACCCGATGTAATGTTGTCTGCATTGGTTGTGTCCGTTGTTGCTGAAGCTGCCAAGCCTGAGACTGCGCCTGAAGAAATAGCAATACCTGTATTTGTGACCGATGTAACTTGGCCTTGCGCGTTGGTAACAAAGACTGGGACTGACGATGCTGAGCCATACGTACCCGCCGTACCAGTGTTGGCAATATTGAATGTGTAGGTTGGGGACTCACTCAGTCCTGTCCCTGCGGTATAGGTGATAGGGGCAGAAAACTGCTGGAAAACAATCGCCGTTGTGCCAACTGTAATGGGTGGGGCGGTCTGTTGCACCCAAGCGGTATTGAGGTTAACAACGCCGTTGGTAACCAAGAAAAAGTCACCCTCGTCAATCTGGTCAACCCCAGTGCCAGCGGTATCAAAATCCGTAGCGCGGGTCAGTATGTAGGGCGTTCCAGCAGAGCCAACTTGAGTAACAACATACACACCGTTGTTTGCGCCCGTTGCTTCATTTTTTACAAGTATGCGTTCTGTAACAACCGTAAGCGTTGAGTCCACCGACAGAGCGCCATTAGCGTTTCCTGTAAGCGTTGCACCGACCCCAGATGTGCCGTTGTTGTATGTGTTTGCTGGCAACGCTGTGGTGGTTGCCAAGGACACCGCTTCGTGGAAATGAATGCCAGATGCAATAGCGTCCGCATATTCCTTGTTAACGATGTCAGTGTTGTTAACCGGGGTTGTGGTAATTGTACCGGACGTGATATTTGCCGTTGTAATGTTTGCAGTGCTCGCACCCAGTGTGCCAATGTCTAACAAAGTCACAGCAGACCCTGCTGCGTCTAAATACACCGCCCTTTCCGCTGGATATGTACAAAATACATTTTTTGTCCCGGCGGCAAAATTCACCAGACTACCAGAATTGCTGGACTCAAAAACAGTGGTACGGCTTAACGTTGTGCCCGAAGCTGTGTATGTGCCAATGCCCACTTCCCACTCGCCTGTAGTCGGGTCAACAATTGCGTAATACGTAGTGTTACCGTTACCAATAATTGCAAACGTCTGAAAGCCCAGAACCGCGCCGCCAAGAGTCACTGTTCCTGTACCAACGGTGGTGGTCGTTTCTTGAACTCTATCTTTGACTACGAGTGCCATATGTGCCTCTTACGATTGGGTTTTCACATTCTGCCAAGTGGTAGATTGTGAGTTGTTGATTTCTGACCAGCCCGGGGTTTGTGCATCGTTGATGCTTGCCCAGTTTGCAGTCTGCGCATCATTGATTATTTCCCAAAGCAACCTTGCAACAACCTGATCCACACCTACCGCGCCATCGCTAATGGTAGCAATAAAGGTTGCCGCTGCCAAGACAGAATCAAGCGCTCTGGCGGTTTCATTTGCCTGTGCATTGAAGGTGGACGGAGCCACCAAAGCACTATCAGAACCAGCCGCAGTTTCAGAAACTGCAACACCAAACCCGGCGGCTGCGCTAGGGGTATCCAACCCAGAAATAAGTTCTGCAACTGCCGCTAAAAAGTCTGCGTTTGCAGAAGGTGTATCCAATGCGTTTACAAGCTCGGAAATGATTGAGTTATAAACCTGTCCACCAACAATGCTGTCGCCCCCAGCCACCAACTCCGCAATATCTGTTGCAAAAACGACCACCGCAAACACAATTTCAGAAACTGTAGAAGCTTCAATTACAGCGGTTTCAAATGTGCCTAGTGCAACGTCGGTATCGGAACCTGTCGCAGCTTCAGCTATAGCTGTAGCGTAAACCACCAACGCAGTGACTGGGTCAGAGATTGTTGCCGACTCAGGTACTGTTACATTGAATACAGATGCCGCCACAGAAACAGAATCCGACCCCGTTCCGGTCTCTAGTACCAACGGAGTAAAGTTTGCTACGGCTGACGTAAATTCTGATGCCGCCGCAGACTCTTCTATATCAGAGTCAAAACTTCGCCCAGCCTTCCCCTGAGAGGCGAAGGGGGCGGAAGCAAACGGTGCATCAGCAAACACGCTTTAAGCAGCGTCGAGGCTGAATGTGTAGGTCACGTTCAAAGTGTCGCCAGACACAACGGTGCGGTCGCCGGGAGACTGGAAGTCGGCTTCCGAAAACAATACGCCAGATGTGCCGCTGGACACGGTACACAAAAATGCACCGGCCACTGTTCCACCAGCACCTGAAATGGTGAAGGAAGAAGGCGAAGCAGAGTTGCTGATGACTGAAGGGTCTGCGGTTGTAGCCGTACCAAAAGTCACGGCCTTGCGTGAGCCAGAGTAGTCGGTGTACTCAGTCCATGCTTTAGAAGCCAGAGTGTCGGCTGCGGCAAAGGTTGTACCAGAACCGGGGCCGGTAATTAAACCAAGGAAGAAAGCGGCGGTGTAGGTTGAACCCTTGAAATACTGGGTGTTCATGCTCTGCAATCCTTCGTTCACAACCAAGTTGTGTTCGGAAGTTTTCCATTTCAAGTTGCCGTCTTTGTCAAAACACTCGACATGAAACACGCCGCCTGCGCGGGTGCCTTCTGAAAAACCGGTACGAGCAACTAAGCCCGCGCTGACATTGTCTGTTGATGCTACTTTTTCGTTGAACATGGTTGCTCCTTATACAAGCCGAATGAGTGCTGATGTGCTGGTGTTAGCAGGCATCGCCACGGTGAAAGTTGAAGTTGAGGTTTTGTCGTTGCCAAAATCAAGCACACAAACTGCGGCCCCAGTAGTGTTGTTGTATATCAATGCCCCGCGAGCAGTAATCGACCCAGTCCATGCTGGCGCTGCAAACGTGACGTAAACAACACTCCCCGCCGATGTCGTGGCTGTGGAGACAGTGGCGGCAATTACTTGCCCGGTAGCCACATAGTTGCCACCAGAAGCCTCGCCTGTGGCTGTGTAGCCCGTGGTCGTTTCATCCAGTGTTGCAGCATTTGTGTACAAGGCCAGTTTAAACACGTCGGACGAGAAGTTCATCGTGCCGTCCATCAAGGCCGTACGCAACGTGTTGCATGAGAAGTTGCCTTGGAAAGCCATCAACGCACTCCGTTATTCTGAGCCAGAGGAGGAACTCTGAACTGACCGCTTCGGTATGCGTCGCTGCGCTCCAGACCATCACCCAGACGCTGAGCCATTGCCAGTGCTTCTTTGTACTTGGCGTCATACAGCGCAATCACGTCTTGCTCACCCTTCATGAAAGTGTAAGCCTCAACCAATGAACCGTACAACAATACGGTGTCAAAGTTGTCGCCCAGCCAAGTTTGGCCAGAAGCCGCAGTGGTGATTGACTCGGGGTAATAGTAATAGTGCAGCTCAACGTTATATGCCGCATCAGGTGTTGGGCCAAGAATAAAGCTCAGCTCATTTGTGATGACAGGGCTGGGGTCATTGGTAGTTGTTGGCCCGAACAGGGCGTAGTACTTAGGCGTGGCAGTGTCAGTGGCTTTGGGATATGCCTGACGGATGAAGTTCACATCTTTGTTCAACAAGAACTCTTGTCCATCGGCGGTTTCAACAGCCAATGAATAAGACGCCAAAAAATCCGCCGGACATGACAAGTACTTATTTCCGATTGATGTGATGCCCGTTACGTTTTTACGCAACGATGGGAACTGCACCGTGTTGAAAATGCGCTGCTCAGCCTGCTCAATGAAGGTGTTCAACTGCGTCGTTGAAGACACAGTTGCTCCACTGGCAAGGTACGTTTCCGGGAACGTATTCTCGGTGTACGACTGAATAGCAGCAATCAACTCGTTGTAGGTCATGCCATCGGGCCTCTGGCCATCAAACCTTTGGTAGCCGCGCCAGTACCACGGATTTTGATACCAGTGGTTTTGGTAGGAGGGTAGTCTTGGCTACGTGTGTTTGCAACAGACACGTTTGCTTTGCGCATAGTTGTCTTTGCTGGCTCTTCGCCCACAGTCACAGAAGGATACACCTTGGGTTTTTTGTACTCAGCCATATCAGCCTCCACGACCAGAACGACGACCGGGGTTCATTTGGTTGGCAACTTTAGCCAAACCACGGCCCATCTTCAGCATGTCGCTGTTAGTCTTGCCACCAGCACGCAGCTTGGTTGGCGTTTTGCCGGGGTGCATGTTTTGCTCATGCTTGCGAACTGCTTTCTTTGCATCCATCATCGACTCCTTATGTCGTTGTAACCGTTACTGTACCAAGTTCTACTGCTAATACCAAGTTATTTGGCGTTAGAGCAGCATCAAAAAACGAAGATCCACCAACAGGATTCCATCCCCACTGAAAGATGCGGCTACCCGCTTCTACTGTTCCCGCCCCGTCTGGGCCAGTCCCTGTTGGAACAAGCTGCAATCCATTCGTGCCGGAGAACACATAGCTGCGGTCGGGGCGTGGATTCCTCAAAGCCTGCGGGTCGTCCACTGGGAACATACCCAACTGCAACTGTGGCTGGTCTGGGTCCCAACACTCTGGGCACACCAGTAGGTTGTAGTTCTTGGTTTTGATGATTTCCGTCTTCAATACCTTGAGCATGAACCGCTGGTCGCAGCGGTCGCATTGGGCAATTGCGTTCTTACCGCTGGCAAACCTATTACCCATCTTTACCTCCCGATGTAGGTTTGACGGGGAACAAGGCGCAAAGCGGCTTTCTCGTGATCTTCATACGCAGCCAGCTCCCAAGCCTCGTCATACTGAGCCTTCAGAAACTGTAGGCGCTCAGCGCCTTGGGGGATTTTCCCAGCTACGTAATACGCCAATCCAGCCGCCATACAAGGCAGGAATCTGAAAGGCACATCCATGATGTTGACACCGCCACCTGCGTCTTGAGTGCGGCGTAGACGCCAATACACAAATTGGTATTGCTGTGCGTTGTCTGGAGTTGGCCAAACAGTAATTGCGGGGACTTGCTGCCAGTACACGGCGGTTGTGCTTGTATGACTTACGGCAGTTGTGTTTTGCTGCCCACGGAAACAGTTATAAAGCACATTTCCGTCGATATACCCATAATTGATAATCTCGTTATCAATCTTGATGAACCCAGCGGCGGGTAAACCAACAGCAGAATTTAAAGTTATTTGGGTGGAAGTGGCTGTGATAGCCCCGTTTAGGGTTAACCCTGTGGGTGAAGTTTGCCCGTTATATCGTTGAATCCAAACCTGAATAGGTCTGGCTTGGGTAATTTTGTTGGGGATTGTGGCATAGGTAGAAACACTAATCCGAGTAATAGTCAGGTCGGATTGAGTCGAAGCTATGTTGCCACCGGTACGAATGACGTGCTCAAGTAAGTCGATGGTGTCATCAGGCAGGGCGTAAGTGTTTTGCCCCTGCACGAAGTCAATCGTACCTGTCTCAATTGTCCAGAGGTTGATACCACGATTTGCCCAGTCAGCGAACATGATGTTCAAACTGCGACGAGCAGTACGTAAGTCATACCCAGTACGTAACTCACCCCCGGCGCGTTCAAACGCTTCCTCCACCAAGTCGGTGAGGTCTAGATTGAAACCGGTTTGTCCAGAGGTGGTTGCCATTATCTAAATCCTGCCGTTTTCTTCGCCACTTTGGGCGGTTGTTTCACGAATTGTTTTCCGGCTTTTTTACCTGCTCTTTTTGCACGCGTTGTCGCAGCGTACTCAGAAGAACTGAGAGCTTTGATCGCAGCTTCAGGAAGGTATCGCTCACCTGTTTCAGAAGATTTTTTACCACTTTTGGTTCTCCATTTTTGGTCGCCCCAATTTTTAAGGGAAGTCTGCGGCGCTTTCAATCTCGGTAACCCCCGCCTGCTGCCTTGTACTTTTTGGCAACAAGTTGTGCTTTACGGGCTGACCACTGGCCAGCTCCAGTACCGTGAGTCGCCGCCGCCTTGACCTGAGACACGATCCGCTTGCGCAGGCCGGGCTTGGTGTAGTTTCCGGCGGCGTTTACTTTGCCACCTTCTGCATACATATCTACATCCTGTGGTTTATCGGTGCGACGAACGACTTTCCTACCGGGCATCTTAGATGCTCGGATTGCGCCCATGCCACGACTCGCCATCATCGGATGATCGTCCCGCGAGTTTTGCCGCGCTGGGCAATACCATCTGCGCGACTAGAAGCGGAACCACCTGCGGCAAACTTCTTGCCCATATCCTTTTTGGTGGTGGGCGCTTCAGCAGCTTTGGCAGCAGCTTTCTTGTCTGCAATCTCTTGCAGGATTTCAGGAGGGGCAGGCGCATCAGTACCGCCAATTTTGGCTTCTTTGCGGTACTTCGCAGCTTTTTTGTCGTCTTCAGTCATGATTAACCTCAATACATCTTGCATTTGGTTTTGCCGCGAGAGGCAATGCCATCTGCGCGACTTGATGCGGTCATGCCGCCAGAAGCCATCTTCTTGACTTTGCCACCCTTTTTCATGGGGTTGCCAGCTTCGTCGTAACCACGACGGCCACCCAAGAAATTGCCAGCTTCGTCGTATCCGGGTTGGCCACCCTTAAACGGGGCTGCTGCTGGCGCACGGCGCGGCTTGTAGTTTTTCATACCTTCTGCGGAAGAAGACATCGTGCTTGGTGGCTTTGCGGAAGAACGACCTTCGTTACTGTAGTTGTTATTGGGTACAGAACGTGTGCCACGGCTCATACCGGCTTCCAAATTAACGCGAGAAGAATCGCCACGGGGGGCGGTCTTGTCGGTAGTAGGAGCGCGAGGAGGCGTGGGTTTTTTAGGGGCCGCAGGCGCTGCCTTCTCAGGCATGACAACGTCGGCCTCAGTAATTGGTTTACTGTCGCCGTCAGACTTTTTCATGTAGTCAGTAATTTGACGACGTGGCTCTTCCTTATCTTCGACTTTTTTAGTGTCGCCGGTGTAAGAACTGGTCTTTTGGTCGCCCGCGTCATCTTTGTCCTTGCCTTTGGACGCCATGTACGCTGCGCCCGCAAGAGCAGCAAGACCCGCTAACCTGCCTAAATTTTTCTTTGCCATGATCGGCTCCTTAAATCAGCACTTGCCTTTTGACATGCCGCCGTTTTTCATGCCCAGAGGTTTAGAGCCAGACATTTTGACCGTAGTACCTTTGGAGATACCGCTCTTTTGAATAGCGTGCTCGCCTTTACCTTTGTTGCCGCCGGAAGGAACTGCGCCCATCTTGGCCTTAGTGATAGCACCGCCGCCAGCCATTTTCTTCATGCCAGCTTCCTTCATTTCGTGTTTAACCATAGACTTGGGTGCGCCTTTGGATTTCATGAAGGACACTTCTTTTTTGACCATTGCTTTAGATTCTTTCATCTCGCCACCCTTTTTAAAAAGTTCAGCCTTACCTTGATTGGTTTTTGGCCTGTTTACCACTTGACGGTCAGCCCGGGTTGAAACCGATCTGTCCTTCCCGAATTTCATACCCTTACTTGCTTCGCTGAAGTCCTTGCCTACGGCTTTAGGTACTTTAACTTTCTTTGCAAATGCTGGGTTATGGGCCACAGCATCCATGAATTTCTTTTGTTTTTCACTCGTTGCTGGCATCTTCGTCTTTCTTGCGGTTAACAAGTTTCTGCACAGTGTCAGTTTCGTAGATACGAATAGCGACCCAAATAATACTGAGAACCGCAGATACGGCAGGTAAGAATTCCACAAGAGTTCCTATGACGGTGAGGATAGAAGCACCGTCAATCATGTGCTTAACAGTTTCTTGATCTTGTTGGTTCATACAAACCTACCCCTCGTTTTGCCTTGGGTGGCGCAGCCGTCAGCCTGTGTTACGTATCCACCATCAGCGCAGTTCCAAGCTCTCAAGGACTTGTTAATCCTCGAATCCGGATCGCGTGCGGTCTCGGCGCTCGTAAGTTTCGCTTTCATCCCCTTCATACGGGCGCAAAAAGAGTCTCGCCTGCTGCCGCCCTCGGGTTGAGGACGCTTCAACCCCGGCTTCCCGGGATTTGCTGCGTTGTAGGAAGCCCGACCTTTGGCGTTCAAACCGCCCTTCTCGGACTTCCCTTCTTTGCGTTGCCATGCTGGTGACTTAGCCATAGAAAATTGTGCAATGAATATCCGCCGCCAAAAACACGCGAATGCCTTGATTCGCCAAAATACCTTCCCCGGGAATCACCATCGTAAACGCCGTAGCGTTTGAGGCGTCAGCCTGAAGCAACATCTTGTTGTACACAGTCACGTTACCGCTTGCTGCGCCGCTGTTTGCTACAGTTACCGTGAAGACGTTGGAGTTTGTCACGGTCACTTGGTATGGGTTATCCGTCAAATCCCAGTCCAAGTACACCCATTGGCCTGTAGACAAACCGTGGTCTGTTGCGGTCACAGTTGCGGTGGTTGTGGCGCGTGTGTATGTACCGGCTATCGAGGTATTCTCAACAAAAGCTGAATAACCCGTAGCACCGCTGAAAGGAAATATTACAGCCCCCTTCAAACGAGTTCGGTACGGAACCATCAGGCCAGAAGTAGCCGCATGTTGCGACTTAACATCATATTGCATCGTCATTTTGTTGCTCCGGTTCTGGTGCTTCTAGCCTGTTTATGAGCATCTTGTACGCTTGGATCGTGGCCTGAGCCTGAATTAAAAAGGCGTTTGCCTTATTTGCCTCAGTCTCTAGGCTACGAATCTCAGACTCCAAGAATTCCTTGGTGATCTGCATATTAAGCCGCGCTAGAGCACATGATGTAATAAGGCGTACCGTCTGATGCCACGACTCTCAAAGTCTTGGCAATAGTGGCAGTGCTTGTTACAAACAAAGCTGCGGGGATGTTGAACAAGTTTGCAACAGTGCCTGTGCCGCTGTTTGTGAAGCGGATGAACGAAGCATTTGTCCAAGTGCCGCCAGAAGCAAAGTCAGAATCAGCTTGGATAGCTGCAATTGTGCCGCCGGGGTTGGTAGAAGAACCACCCAGAGTGGCGCGAAGAGCGTTACCCGCACCAGAAATAGTGCCAGAACCGTTGATGCTCAAGCTAACGTGAGCGCCGTTGACAGTACCGCCAGTAGCTGCGCCAGCACCTGTGACTCGCGTCAGTGCGCGAATGGTTTCGCCAGAGCCGGTAGAAGTAAATTCCAAGCGGCCATAAGACAACCGTGTATCGCCAGTAGCGGCAGAAGTTGTAGCGTATGACTCGGATATATTGCCAGCGGCAGTCTCAACGATAGGACTGGAAGCTGTTCCGGAGATAAAGCCATTTTGTGATATGACTGGGCCGGAGAACGTGGTATTTGCCATGATTGTTCCTTACATGCAAGTGAGGGTGTTCTGTCTGCATGTCGTCAGCCGGGACTGTCAGAACACCGGATAACCCCGGAATGTGTTCAATATACACCAAAAGAAAAAGGGGCACAAGGCCCCTTTCTTGGTTTATCAGGACGAACCTGAAGAACCCCACATACCCAATGGGTCAGACCAGCCGAAGCTGTAACGCTCACGGGCCTTGTAACGGACGTTGCCGGTGTCGAAGTCGCCGTCCATGCTGTTAGACAGCGGGGTGCGGACGAAGTGCTTCAGACCGTTAGGTACGTCTGTGGTCAGGAACCAAGCGTTGGTGTCTGTCAAGAAGTGATTGACAGCGTAACCTTCGGGGATTGCGCCCATCTGTTTGATAGCGTTGATGTCGTTATCAGCAGTGGAAACACGCAGTTCAGTGTCAAGCAAACGCTTGGCAACGAACATGAGTGCTGGAGGCACAATCATTTTCTTGGGCTTAGCGGCGATCAACAAGCCACGCTCATCAGTCCAAGCGGCGATTTGAATAACGGCGGCTTCCAAAGAAGTCTCGTTCAAATCAACTTGGGTGGTGGGGGTGTTGCTGTTGGTTCCGCCAGAGATCAAGGGGTGGCTTGCGTTGAACAAGGACACGCCGTCGCCACCGGGGTAGCTATTGCTAAAGCCATTGTTCAGGACGGCAGCAGCCTTGACCTGTTTGGTGTATGCCATAGCACGAGCCAATGACTTGGTGTAACGAGCAGACAAGCTGTCGTACAAGTTATCTTCAATCGCTTCTTCAGTGATTGAGAAACCCAAGGCGATGGTTTCGTGTGTATAGCGGGTTGACCATGCTTCTTGTGCATTGTCGTAAGCGATGGCAGAGCCTTCGTTCTTGACAGGTGCGGCAGAGAAGCCAGACAACTTTGTTTCTTCTTCAAACGAACGCTCAGAAGTCTCGGTTTCGTAGATTTCTTTGTGTTCTTCGCCGTAGCGAGCGTACTCCATACCGAACAAAGCGTTCAGACCGGGGAGCAACTCTTTCAGCAGTTGTGCGCGTGAAATAGCCATGATTTAGCTCCTTGATTAAACGCCAGAAGCGATAGTGGTTGTGTGAATCTCAAAGTTCCAACGAACGATGATCTCGGGGAACACGATGTTGCCAGAACCGTTGACATAAGATGTCTCGGGCACAACGTCAACGACGTTCAAGGGCAGTGTTCCTGTGGTTGCAGATGATGCAACAGCTACACGGCTATCGCCAGTAGTTGTCAAACCAGTGTTCTGCACCAATGCTACGTTAGTGCCAATAACGGCAAATTGCGTAGTGCTGGAAGGCAACAAGCCAGAAGTAGCATCATCGGCAGTAGCGCCAGTGGCAATCACAGCTTTGAACAGGGTGTCAGGGTCATTACACACGTAAGCGGTAATAACTGTACCTGTTGGGGCAGTAGTGTTTGCTGGGAAGTACTGAGCGAAAATAGTCTGACCTTGCGCGTTAACGTAAGAACAGCCCAAGAAAACGCCCATGATCTGTGAAGTTGTCACAGTTGC